AAAGCACTTTTAGTAATTTTATGTTCTAATTCATATTCTCTAGCATCTATATATTCTCTTACTCTATTACTAATGTCATATTCATTATCATTAGTGAGTTTAACTAACATTCTTCTAAAGTTATCCATTGTATCTTTACTTGTTATATTTACTATTTTTGTAATTTTTTCATCATTTGGATCTAATATAACGTCTTCAATCATTCTTCTAGTAAAATAATTGTTATTATTTATATCTATTCTTAGTTCCTTATACAGTTCATCTTTATAATCTTCTGTAAATTCCAAAGTACCATTTCTAAATGCTTCTGATTTTTGATTTATTGTTCTTAAATCATTAAATGTTACAAATTCAAAACCAGCATCTCCTTCTACTTGACCATTAATTTTATATCCTAAACCTTCAATGCTAGGAAGATATCTAGGGTAATCATAATAATTTAATACTTCAAATTCTTCTTTTTTATTTATCATTGTTATTCTCTCCATTTCATAATTTAGGGAAGAAATTAATCTTCCCATTTATTTTTAATTTATTATTTTACTTTAATTTTTGCAACTTTTTCTAGTTTATCTATTGCATAAATAAACTCATATCCAGTGAATTTCAAGTCTATTAATTCTTTTGGATTGTTTGGAGTTTGTAATACTCTTAATTGTCCTCTCATATCACATTGTCCAATCTTATCTGAGAATCCATAAACTGTCTTTGCTGGAACTAAAGTGCTTCCGTCTGCTAATAATTTACCAGCAGAAATTTGAGCTAATGGAACACCATTATAAACATTAAGTATACCAGTACCCATATTTAAAGCGTCCTTCATGTTATTAGATAAGAAATCTGAATATCCTGGCATATTCTTAATGTCTCTTAAATCTGTAGTCAATCCAGTAATTAATTGTTGTCCTGTAAATGAATGGTCTGTTACATATCCAGCAAAGTCATCCATTAATTGAACAGTTAATCCACCTGTTGCATCAAATACATTTGCACCTGATACTAATAATGAATTAATAGTAGAGAATATTGATTGGAACTTTTTATTTTGTAATGATTCGATTGCATAAATTGTTAATTGTGCAATAGTCATTGCTCCGTCTCTTCTTAAGTCATCATATCTTAATTGTGTCTCAACTTGTAAATTTGTATGTTTCATTGTGTATCTACTAAAATCTACATAAGATTTATCAACACTTCCGCCTCTTTCAGAAACTTCGTGTGCTAATAGGTAATTTTTATATGTACCAATTGAATCATAATTGTCAAATTCACCGATTGAACCTTGATTAAACATTATATCTAATAATTCAGATGGTTCATCGTATATTTGTTCTTGTACGACTCTTTGTAAATATTCAGATAAAGCCATATTACCTAATCCACTATTTGCAATTTCTAATGCAAATTTATTTACTGATTCTGAAATTGCTATTTGTTCTGGTGATAATTCCTTTTTACCTACTACTTTAGTTGCCCATTCGTACATAGTTCCTCGGTTTGTCATGTATTGTGAAATTTCTATATTCATATTATATTTCCTCCTCTTTCTCTATTAAACTAATTTAGATGTTAAATTTATTTCAAATCCAGCTAATGTGTGTCCACAATCAGGAACTAATCCAATAAACTTAATTATTGTAACTGCGTTTGATGGTGAAGCAATTAATTTACCAGCAGAAATAGTTAAATAACTACCTACTGCAAGGGATGCGTTAACTGTTGAATCGTATTGAGTTGTAGCCCATCTACCTTCTAAATCTACAGCGTACCCTCTTTCACCAGCTAAAATTGTATCTTGGTCTGTATCGTATGGAGATATTGCAAAACCTTGAGATACTGAAATAGTATTCTTAGTTCCTCTATCTATCATTTTTACTCCTGCGATACCAGTAGCTGGACTAAAAGTTTTTGTAGCTTCGTCTAGTGTTACAAAAGTACCCCTTACCATATCTACTGTAGATGTATTTTGACCATTGCTTGCACTATTTTCGTTTGTTTGTAAATTTCTTAACATAATTTATTTCCTCACTTTCATAATTTTAATTTTTTAATTTGTTTTTTTATAATAAAAAAGAAGCTATATTTCAAACTTCTTAGTTTTTTGATTTAATTTATTTCCAGTTAATATCCGCAAAACTAAATTCTTTGTCATTGTTATTTGTTGAACTTAAATTTACTTCTACTATTGGTTCTTTGCTTAATTCTGAAACCTCAATTTGAGATTTACCAGCTTTAGCTTTTGATATAACTTTTTCTGCTATAAATACTTTCATTGCAGATTCGTCCATAGTTTCAATAGCCTCTTTAACTTCAGCGATTTCTAAATCTTTTTCTGAAATTAATTTAGTTCCTAAGTATTCATTTTTAAATGCTTCTTTCTTTTCGGCTATTTCTATTGCTTCTTTTTCTGCATTTATTTTATCTAATTCTTCTTTAAATGGTTTTAATTCAGAAAGTTCTAATTCTTTAGCTTGAAGTAATTCATCTTTTTCAGCAATTACGGTTTCCTTTTCGGAAATGTTTTTACCTAAATCAACAATAGAATTGATTTTTGCAGAAAGTTCAGTTTTTTGTGTTTCTATTGTTTTCTTTAATTCTGACATTTCCTCATCTTTTTTCTTACATGTAGCATTAGCTTCATCTAATTCTTTAGTTGCATTTTCTTTAGCCACTGTTAATTCACAACATTGCATATTATATGTTGCTTGTGGCATAAATAACATTTTAACGCATGTTCCATCGCCTAAAGTTACTTCACCATTTTCATCAATAGAATATGTAATTTCTACGAAATCCTCATCTAAAGAGTCATATGAATTAATTATTACCCTATTTTCTAATGGGTAGATAAATACTATATCATAGCACCATCCATAGCAATCTGATTCCCATATAGCATTTCTGACAGCTATAGATATATCTCTATTAGTCAAAGATGCTATATCTATTTTTTTATTTTCTTTAATTTTTTCTGACATTTGTAATCCTCCTTCATTTTCTTGTAAATTTTTATTATTTAATTTATTATTATCTTCAATAATTGCATTAGATAATTGGGATTCTTGATCTTCTTCTGCTACTTCTAGCAATCCAGCGTCACCATATGCAGGACTAATTAAAGTTCCAAGTAACGCATTTCCTAACCAATTTAATCCCTTAATCCACTTACCACCATTGTCCATATAATATTCTTTATAAGCTATCTCCCAACTTGTATGTAAAGATGTCTCTAGTCTATTAATTACAGAAATTACATTCTCATATCTAGCCCAAATTAAAGCTACTGCTACAATGCATCTTTTAGTTATCCCACTGATTTCAATATCTTCAACGGATACTTCTGTATGATATCCAACAGATTGAGTATCAAATATATATTTCTTAACTAATTTACCAGTTTCATCTTTAACGTAGGTAACTTTAGCTTCATGACCACCGAAATCTAATATTCCATTTCTATCAATCACTTTACATTGAACTGGTCTTGTAGCTAATCCTAATAATTCATCTTCTGTTAAATCATCTTCTCTTAGTCCTACTCCATTTAGATTTAATTCATCTAAAGGACATATTAAGAATTTTGCTATTAAATCCCCATTATCATTTGAGGAAAGTGCTAATAATTCACCATTTAATATTAAATTATTATTGTCCATTTTCTTCCTCACCTCCCTTCAAATGTAATTTATTATAATTGACCATCTTTTCTTGCTTTATTTTCTGTATTTTGGTCTAAGTTTTGATTCTTTTCAGAACCATTTGAATTAGTAGTTGAATCGGTAGTAGTATTCAATAAATCGTTTGAATTTGAGGTAAATGAATTTGCATGTGGAGCAAATATAACTTCCATTCCGTCTTCATTTTCAACTTTTCTTCTTTCAACCTCAGTATTATAATCCATACCTAACATCTCAAAAATTGTAGAGTATGACACTCCCATTTTTGAAAATAAAGTTTCTACTAATTTTAATTTAGCTTCTTGACTCATAAGTTCAGATTTTTCTATACTAATTACTGGAATATATGCCGAATCAATACCATTTTCTTGACATATTACTTTTAGATACTTATTTAGGGTATTTTCAAATTGATAAACTATCTTATTAACTGTCTTTAATAACTCATCAACTGAAACTTGTACACTATTAAAAGATGATTTAGATTCATTACTTAAAAACGAGATACCTAAACTATTTAATACTTGATTTTTATATCTTAAAATTACAGACTGGTCAGTTAATTCAGCTTTTGGTTCTTTTATTTCTAAGTCTTCTACATAAGCAGGAGAAGTATATATAACAACCTTTTGTCCCATTGCTTTAACTAATTCATCTTGTGCAAACTTTAATTCAGCAAAGTTTTTAGTTTTTTGTCCATCACTTCCCATTAATTCTTTTCTAGTCTTTTGATAGAATATTTTCTTTGAACTTACAAGTATATTTTCTCTATCTATATTATCTATTGTCTCAAGCATAAGTAATGCATTTAAGGCTTTAAATATAGGTGATACTCCATATACACCATCTAATTCATTGATTCTATGTACACCAGTTCTTTTAGGATCTAATATTGCCCATTTATAATTATTTTTATATGCTTCATATATTTCTGGTGGATAATTCTTTTGTATTTCATCTTCTATATTATCTGAAAAATTAATAAAACTAGATTTAATTGTTTTATACTTAGCTTGAGTCATTGCTAATCTACTTTTTAACTCTAGCATATCCATATATAACAATGGTTCACCATCAATAATATAATCAGTAAAATGAACTAATCCTAATGGATATGTAGATATTCCATATGTGCCATCATTATTACTTCTTAAATATGTAAAGTATGTTCCTTCAGTAAATGTTAGCATTCCTTCTTTTCGTATTTGAAGTTTTAAATCAACATTATCAATAAAATTACTTAAAATTGTATCAACTTTATCTTTTAATTTATTTTTCTTTTTTATATTATCAGGTAATTTGGGAAATGATATTTTATAATTTGTATTAACATTATTTTCTATAGTACCTATAACAATACCAACTAAATCATTTTTATTAGCATAATATTTAATTAAACTATTAACTTCTAAAACCTTATGAATATGATTTTGTGTTCCTTGTGCTAACATATTTAATTTTTCTGGAGTAGTATTATATGAGTGATTTTCATATCTAACTATTTTGTTTATTAAATGTTGATTAGTTCCAAAATTATAAGATGCTTGTTCAAAATCTAATTCATCTGGTGTTTTTTTATAAGTTGATGTTGATACTATATATTCTTTATTTTCAGTAGGAATTAATGTTATTGGTTGGGACGATTCTATTTGTTCATTTGATAACTCTACTGATATTGTTGTTTTTTCTTTTTTTGTAGGCAATAGGGTTTTCACCTCCTTTAGTTTTTATTTTGTTTGTTAGTTTTGGGTTTGGTTAATTTATTAGACAGTATATGATGTTACGAATGACGGTGCATCATTCCAATCACCATCTTCTACTTGTTTATTTGTAATATTTTCTCTTCTTAGTTTTTTCAAGTGCCAAGCAAGCATTACCATGGTGTAAGCTCTGTCATCATGCATCTTATTTTTTTTATCAGGAGATAAATCATATTTGTAATTTGTGTTATCACCTAATCTTCTAGTTGCAATTAATTCTTCTTTTGCTATGTCTATTTGTTTTAAAGCTAATTCTTCATCCCACGAAAGATTGTATTTCTTATAATCTATTGATTTAACTTTTTTCTTTTCATTTGTCTCCTCATCAATTTCTTCTATTTCTTTTCCTTCTTGTGATAAATTTAAATAGCCTTTCATATCATATGTATCTGTAAATTCAATTAATCCTAAATTTAATAATTCTATAAAATCATCATACATTTCAGTTCTATATTTTTTAGGAGATATTAATTTTAACTTATCTACAGCATTTGGATATTTGTCTACATGTTCAGCACAAGCTTCGTTATCAATTAATCCTCTATGTTGACGTCCTTGTTTATCTTTCCAATCTTCCATAAAATAATCTGCAATTAAA